CATAGCTAGTTCCGTCTGCTACTAATATCTTAGCTGCTGTATTGGTAGTCATCTTCAATAATGCACCAACTGTTACATCTCCACTGAATGTAGCTGCTCCAACTTCACTCATATCTAAAGTTAATGCTGTAATAGTAGAACCACCATCATTACCTTTTATAAGAATATCCTTATCCGATGTAGCATTTGATATTATTACATCATCTGATGATATACTTATCTGTAAATCTTTACCAGCACCCATAGCAAATATAGTTGCATCTACAGGTGACCATACATAATCAGTACCACCCTCGAGTAACTGAAGCATCTGTACACCACCTGCGTACAAATCTAATGCATCAGCTGCTGATTCAAAGATATAGCTATCGCTACCATCTCCTCCGAGTACTAACTTATTAGTTGAAGATACAGTTAAATTACCATTAACTATTTCATCATAATTACCAGAACCATCTCCGTTAACGACTAAATCGCCATCAAGCGTTAGGTCGCCACCCATGGTTCCACCGGCACTAAAGTTTTTACTTATTACCTGTCCGTAACCCATAAATTCTCCTTACATATGCACTAAGCAAAGATATTTAGAGGAAGCTGATGACACTTGCTTGAAGTGAACATACATAGTCCCTCCAACGCCTTGTGGTATCTTAACAAATGTAAGTGTCTGTGAAGGCAAAACTAGATCATTATTCGCACTAATTGTATCTGAAGTGGAATTATCAAATCTAAATTTTACATCAGAATCACTATATACACCTATCTGATGAACTCCTGTAACATTTGAATATACATGTGCCTGGCTTGAAATAGTCAGTCTAGTCTGAACATCCCATTCGGCAGCAGCTTCAATATTTACAGCTTCATTTGTTCTAAATTTATTTATATTTGCCATATTTTACTCCTGTATCGCAAACTCCAAACTTGCCATTTCTTGTGGCGAAAGTTCGCATTTAGATAACTGGCTTAGTTTTATTTTCTTAAACCCATTTAAATCTACTTCAACATTGAGTAGATCATTTAATTCTTTTTGAAATTCAGCCATTCCCTTTGTATTAGGCTCAATAGCTACATTTCCTTCTTTATCTTCTTTTCCAAACTTACGAATTAAGTCTCCTCTTGACTGCTCAAATACAGACAATTCATCGCTAAGCTTTTTAATGTTCTTTGCAACCTTAAAGCTAACTGCGGCTTTCATTGGTTGCTGCGCTATTTTACCAAACGCTTCCGAACTATTTACAACTTCTATTAGTTTAACTTTCATATTTACTCCTTTTTATTTTAATATGTTATGTTAAATTATGTGGAACAACCGATCTGGTTCCTCCAGTTTTATCCCTTTTCTTTGTTCCCATTCTCTTCACCATATCATTCCATTTGCCACTATGTAGTTGCGACAAACTAAGTGCTGCTCCAGCTGCATTTGGTTCTTCTGTACCGCCAGCTCTATCTAAATATAATCTAGATTTCACATAGTCAACTAAAGCAGAATGACATGAATTATCTATGTCGGGTTCATCTGAAAGTTTTGATACTGAATTAGGTTCTGCATTATACTTAATCATAATGCCATCGGTAACGGCTTCTTGTATAGCCTTCCAATTTTTTCTATCTGTCGTGTTTGCATTTCCAGAACTATCTACATTTGTTATTAGAGCTAAGTTGTCACCCTCTACAAACCATAATGATTGATCTTCTGGATATTTAATATTACTTGCCATTATTTTGAATCCGGTACATTTAGTTTAGATTCACTACTTGCATCTGCTAATAATAAATCTGTATTTAATAATCTTGGTATTTTCATATAATCACCATCATCGTCCATCAAGAATACTTGTGTTATTTTATTTACCTCAAGTTTATTGCTTGATGAATCCTCTGCTACGTCACTTAAGTCATAATACATTTGATCGGCAACAGTTGTTATTTTAGCAGTAACTACTTTAGAATTATACTTTCCCATTTCAACTATACCATCATTAATTAGATTTATAACATAGTTTTCAGCAATGTTTGGGAACACTTGTCTTACTCTTGAAAGAATTTGTTTTACAGTTAATCCATGAACAGCCATACTAACCTCTTAATTTTTGTAAGCCTTTTTCATAGTCGGCTTCTAATTTTGCTTGTTGTTTTTCCATCCAAGTATATTCTATTGTTATTACTGATAATCTTGCTTGAACTTCACCAGCATAACCTTGAGCAGAAGCTAAATATGTTTGAGCAGCTTGAGCGTATGCACCAGCTGACGCAAAGTATCCATTCCAAACCTGAGCTTTTGCAGATGTCCAATCTCCCCTTGCCTGAACTTCGCTTACAAATCCCTGCGCTTGAGCTAAAGCCCCTTGTAATATAGAGCTCCATTCCGATAAGTGCGCATTTGCTCTTTGTATTTCTGTTTGCGCAATATTTAATGATGAAGTTACTAATTCAATATCTTCAGCTGCTTGCGCTCCAAAAGCATCTGTTGTAGCTGATGGTTGATTTCCATTAACAATATCTGATACTTTATCAAGAGCATCTTTTACCCTTGTTAATTGAGATGTAGTCGTAGTAAACGTATCTTCATCATCAAAACTATGTGTATTTATTTGAGCTAAAGAGGTAGTAATTGCATCAGCTGCTGTTTTTATCTCTGAAGATGTTGTATCGGTATCCACTGCAGATTCAGCAATTTCAGCTACACCTAAAACAATATTTGCTACCATTTTATTAGCATCTTCTATTTCATCTTCTGCATTTACAACTGAAGCTTCTAAAGCTGTTAGTGCTCCAGTAACATCAGAATTACCAGCTTTGGCTGCCATAGCATTTTGCAAAGCCTTAACAGATGCATATAATGGAACTAAATATTCAGCTTCATCTGGAAATGCTGAAATAGCATCTACGCTATAAGCAACTGCTGGATATTGAACTTCCGAATATTTACAAGACCCTCCATCCGGTAATGCGTTTATCTTATTATTCTCAATATAATAAACAGGATCGGAAATCTTTGCATAAGACATATCAGATTCATCTGATACTCTTCCTTTATCATCTGCGCTTATCCTTCTGCATGGTTGATCTATATCTCCATCATTTCTAAAAACATTAAGAATATTTCCAGTATTTAATGTTTCAGATTCACTTCCCGCAGCAGTTGAAGTGAATGTTGCTTGAGATGCGCAAAGAGGAAGCAAACCTGGAGGAAGTGAATTTATAACTTCTTTAGCTCCATCTGTAAGAAATTGAGTTAATTGTGCTTCTGTTGGATATGTGCCAGAACTTGAAATTGTAATCCCGGTTAAAGCCATTACTTGTGTTTGATAACTAGCCATTAGGTACTTGCCACAAAGACTTCAACTTGTCCACTATTTGAACCTGGATCAACTATAATACTTTCTAAATCTGTTAATGCAGTTACAATACTTGCTGAATCATCATCTGCGTGAGCACCTTCATCTGGAGCTCCCATCATAAAACTTCTACCAGCTTCTAATAAATGTGTTATAGATAAATCAGCAGCAGAATTATTTTCATCTGAATCTAATTGTAACGATATATTTACTGAATTAGAACTGTCTAAATTTGTAATTCTTATATATTTTACAGTTTGCAAGTCTAACGAGCCATCAGCGGTAGCTGTAGTTGATTTAAAAACTAAAACAGTAGCATCATCATCGGATGCGATAGTAACTATTTTTTTAGTTATATTTGCAATACTACCAATTTCAAATGTACGTTTAGAACCGTAATCTTGATTATCAAGAATAATATCTTCTTGAATCTTAACTTTTAATGTAGCAGCCATTAGTATCTCCTAGACTTTGCGGGAGCTTTTTTCTTCTTACCTTTTTTCTTAGGTCTACCTGGTTTTCTATACGTTCCTTTACCACTAGGCATATTAAAATCCTTTCCAACGATTATCTACCTTGTTTAATCGTTCTGCGCTTTCATCTATAGAAATGGTATTAAATTCTATATCAGTTCTCTTTCCAGATTCAGATCGCATCCATGAGTTTGTTGTAAACTTTCGTTGTGAAGCTCTTTTGCCACAACCTCTACAATAAAACCAATTCTCTGGATTCGGTTCGTCACAATATTGACACTTAGGTTTATGCACCAGAGACAACCATAGTCATAATCTTATCGCCTTTTAATGCGCAATGTGATATAGATATAACTTTGTTATTAGTTGAATCTAATCCAGCTACATAATCATATACATCTTTAGCTATTTCTCCGGCACTTTGTGTTTTAGTCCCAGGTTTTGGATCGTGAATAAATACTTTTACATCTGTATTTGATGAGTTATAATCTGCCATTTCTATTTCCTTAATTTAAATTTTTAGGATGTTTGGGGCTAAACCTTTATACGAATAACCCCACAGTATCCAAAACTGTTAATCCTTAATTATTAGGATTATTGATCTGCAAATGTAATTCCAGTATCAGTAGCTGAGACTACAGTCCCATTAAGATACCACACTACTCCATCAGAACAACATTTAATGGTAGTTCCAGCTATAGGAGTTAATACTCCAAGCTTAGAATTACTATTATTGTCTGAATCGACTACCGCAGTATCATCGCCACCAGCATCTGTATCATGTTGAACGAGTCCACCAATAAAATAATTGGTATCTGAACCAGTATCTATTGTCCAATCATGCGCATCAGCTGCTGTTCCGCCATACCAAAATTCATAGTACATACCCTCTTTTGGAGATGGTAATGTAATAGTGCTGTCAGCTGTGAGATCTGGTACGACATGTACCTTCCCACTGTCGTCAGCTTGAATTGTTATAGCAGTTGAATCTGTTACGAAAACAACGTTTGTAGGTGAGCCACCATACTTTCCACTACTACTATTTAAAGCATCAGTATACATATATTAACCTCCTTACAATTCTACCTGATAAAGAGCATGAGCTTCTGGTAGAGTTACCTCTAAGCCAGCTTCAGTAAGGATCATATCCTTTCTCAAGTCTTCGTCAGCGTTTTGTACGTTAGTTAAGATTGCTGTGTCGCGATTAAGTCCGTTACCAACCAATGGACGATAAGCAACTTTACTCATATCAACCATAGCCATCATATTAGCAGAAATACCACGGAATAGTGGTTCTTTTACTAAATGCATCGTGCCATGAATTGTTTCGATAGTCATTACTTTATGCCCAAAAGCACCTGCGCGCTCCTGCATATTCATACGATATGGAGATTGGTTAACTGTAGTTGCACCACCACTTAAAGCAGCATTAGCATTATGTGACATGCTTGCGCTTAAGAATGATGTTGCGCCAAGTTTATTAAAGAAGCTCACTACAGGTAAACCTGCAAGAACTAGTTTTTCACTTGCGCCACCGCGAGCTGGATCGAAGATTACTTCTAAATCTGAAAGCAATCTATCGTATGTTAGCTCTGCGCTTGCAACACTT